TTAGCAAACTCGATAATAATACAGGTGCTACTAATCCTGGTTCTTATATGGCTAATGCGGTTGTTCATCAGTTAGGAAGAGGTGCTAATAAGCGCATGGAAGCAAGCACAACAAATAGTGAGATTGCAGGAGGAACTGCAATCAAACCACTAAGAACATATATGTTCCGTGATATTTTCCCAACAAACATTTCTCAGATTGATCTGAGTTATGATACTGGAGATACCATTGAAGAGTATACTGTTGAGTTCCAAGTTCAATACTGGACTGCAGGATCTGGACAGATTACTGGTGGCGCAACCGATCAGGCTGGCGTTTCTATCACTTGATAAATAGGTATAGTAATCGATCACCATATTTAAATAATGGCTAAGTTATTTGGTTTTTCAATAGAAGATAACGACCAAAAACCGCCTAGTGTTCAATCCCCCGTTCCTCAATCAAATGAGGACGGGGTTGATCACTATCTAACGAGCGGATTTTTTGGTTCTTATGTTGATATTGAAGGGGTATTCAGAACAGAATTTGATTTAATTAAGAGATACAGAGAAATGGCTCTGCATCCTGAGGTGGATAGTGCTGTCGAAGACATTGTTAATGAAGCAATTGTCTCGGATTCTAATGATGTTCCTGTTCAAATTGATCTTGATAACCTGAATGCAAGTGACGGTATAAAGAAAAAAGTAAGAGAAGAATTTAAAACTATTCTAGATCTTCTTGACTTCGATAAAAAATCTCATGAGATCTATAGAAATTGGTACGTTGATGGAAGAATATATTACCATAAAGTAATCGATTTAAAAAATCCACAAGACGGAATTCAAGAGTTGCGATATATTGACGCAATGAAAATGCGCTATATCAGGCAACAAAAGAAGCAAGACAAAGATAAAGCACTTCAAGCAATAAACAATCCAAGAGCTGAAGGGCAACTTCAGATGCCTGAGATTGAAGAATATTTCATTTATAATCCAAAAGGAAATAGTAATACATCTCCTGTAGGTCAAAGATCTACCAATCAGTCTGGAATTAAAATAGCAAAGGATGCAATTTCATATTGCACTTCGGGTCTGGTAGATAGAAACAAAGGAACTACACTATCATATCTCCACAAAGCAATCAAGTCTCTCAATCAACTTAGAATGATTGAAGATAGTCTTGTTATTTACAGACTATCAAGAGCACCTGAGCGTAGAATTTTCTATATTGATGTTGGTAATCTGCCTAAGATTAAAGCAGAACAATATCTGCGTGACGTGATGTCTCGCTATAGAAATAAACTAGTATATGATGCAGCCACTGGAGAGATCAAAGATGAGAAAAAGCATATGTCTATGCTTGAAGACTTCTGGTTGCCCAGAAGAGAAGGTGGACGTGGAACTGAAATTACTACTCTTCCTGGAGGTCAAAACCTCGGAGAGATTACAGATATTGAGTACTTTAAGAAAAAACTTTACAGGTCCCTTAATGTGCCGCCGTCTCGCATGGATGGAGAAGGAGGATTCAATCTGGGTAGATCTTCTGAGATCTTGAGAGATGAACTGAAGTTTACTAAGTTTGTCGGACGTTTGAGAAAGAGATTCTCGAACATGTTTAATGATATGCTCAAGACTCAACTCATTCTTAAAAACGTTTGCACTCCTGAAGATTGGGAATTGATGGAACAGCATATTCAATATGACTTCCTGTATGATAATCACTTCTCAGAACTTAAGGATTCTGAACTTCTCACCGAGAGACTCAACATGGTTGCTACTGCAGAGCCATATGTTGGTAAGTATTTCTCTCAAGATTATCTGAGAAGAAAGATTCTACGTCAGACCGATGAAGAAATTTTAGAGCAGGATCAACTGATTGAAAAAGAAATTAAGAAAGGAGTTATTCCTGATCCTGCAACAATAGACCCTGCAACTGGACTACCTTTTGAAGATCCAAATGCAATAAATGGTGAGATGGGAGCGGTTCCTGTTGAACCAGAAATAGATGGATCTGCAACTGAGGCACCAGAAATGCCTAAGGGTGGTGAGATCTGATATAAATAAATTGTAACGTAGTACAGAGTTATCAAAATGGATGAATTAATGGATATGATTTTGAGTGATGAATCTCCATCACAAATTACAGACACTATTAAAGATCTTCTTTTTGCTAAGAGTGCAGAGAAAGTTGATGCATTCAAACCTGTTGTAGCAAATTCCTACATTGAAACAGGAGAAGCAGAAGTTGAGGATGAGTCTCCTGAAGTTGAGACTGATCCACAAGAAGATGAAGAATGAATAAATAACTCTTATAAAGTACTTTTAAGTTCATGTCTAGAACATTACTCATTGGATCTGGTGCTGAGGTTTCACTTAATAGTGCAACCACTCTCGATAATGCAACCGTTGTTAGGGTTATTAATCTTACCGGTAGTGATGCTACAGTTAGTGTTGCTAAAAGCACAGCTACTGGTTATGCAAGCACTGCAACTGTAACTCTACCAGACGATAGAGTTGAGTTTTTTGAAAAAGGTCCCCAAGATATTATCTCTGCGTCAGGCGCAAACGTAAAAGGTTTTAAAGTAGGATTTACTGGATAATCAAATGAAACTAATCAGAGAAGAAATCGAAGAGGTAAAAGTCCTCGTAGAAGGTAAAGGATCTAAAAAATCTCTTTACATCGAAGGAGTTTTCCTCCAAGGAGACATCAAAAACCGTAACGGTCGTATGTATCCAATGGAAACTCTTCGTAAAGAAGTTGGTCGTTACATTAAGGAAAATGTTTCTTCTGGTAGAGCACTTGGAGAACTGGGACATCCAGACGGTCCAACCGTAAATCTCGACCGGGTTTCACATAAGATTGTATCTCTCAGAGAGAGTGGATCTAACTTCATAGGTAAAGCAAAGATTCTGTCTACTCCAATGGGTAAGATTGCAGAATCTCTTCTAGGTGATGGTGTAAAACTTGGAGTTTCTTCCCGTGGAATCGGATCCATCACCAGACAGGAAGGTGTTAATGTGGTTGGTGAAGACTTTATGCTTGCAACTGCTGCCGACATTGTTGCTGATCCTTCTGCTCCTGATGCTTTTGTAGAAGGCATTATGGAAGGAAAAGAATGGGTATGGGAAGGCGGTATCCTTCGCGAAAAAATGGCGGAAGATATGAGAGCTGAGATAGAAATTGCTACCCGTCAGAGACGCCTACAAGAGCGTAAGATAGAACTGTTTGATCAGTTTATTTCAAATCTTTAAAAATATAAATAAATATAGATTATACAAAGGTTAATCGGAGAGTCCAAAATGTCTAGTGACAACAATTTACAGGAAATGGAAGCGGGCACTACACAATCCAAAACTGCTGTAAATGCAAAAGCTGCTGCAGCGGATCCAATGCCAAAGCTATCCAATCCAGGTCCATCTGCATCAGTCGAAGATCTCGGAGGTCCTACCCCCGAGAACTATAAGCCAGACGATGATTCGGCAAAACTCAAAACGCCAACTCTTGCACAAGTCAAGAATGTCGTTAACAAGGGTGCTGGTAAAGCAGACCCAATGCCTGCCGGCGTCAAGGAAGAAGAAGATCTTTCTGACGAAGAGGTAGTAGCAGAAGAAGAAACAACAGAAGAAGAAGTAGTTGCTGAAGAAGAAACTACTGAAGAAGAAGTTGTTGCCGAGGAAGAGGAAGTTGTCGCTGAATACGACATTGAAGAAGATGTTAACGCACTTCTTGCTGGCGAAGAACTCTCCGAAGAATTCCAAGCAAAAGCACGTACTATCTTTGAAGCAGCAATCAACTCTAAGGTTGCAGCTATCAAAGAAGGTTTAGAGAAAGAGTACGAAGAGAAGTTTGTTTCTGAACTTGCAGAAGCAATCGTAGAAACAAAAGAAGAATTAACAACTAGAGTTGATTCTTATCTTGAGTATGTTGCTGATGAGTGGTTCAATGAGAATCAACTCGCTGTTGAAGCAGCACTCAAGACAGAAATGACTGAATCCTTCATCACTGGTATGAAGGAACTATTTGAAGCACATTATGTGAATATCCCTGAAGAGAAGTATGATGTATTAGAGAGCATGGTAGACAAACTTGATGACATGGAGACAAAACTCAACGAGCAAATTGAGAAAAATGTTTCCCTAACCTCCCGTCTTTCTGAGTCGGTAGCAGATGGAATCTTAACTCAAGTCTCTGAAGGTCTTGCACAGACACAGAAAGAGAAACTCGCCTCACTTTCCGAAAGTGTTGAGTTTGAAAGTGAAGAACAATATCGTGAAAAACTGGAGACTCTGAAAGAATCTTATTTCAAAGCAGAGAAGAAAACTCCAACCGCAGCAAAAACTGAAACTCTCTCTGAGGGTGTAGAAGGTGGACAAGAGTCTTACTCTAATTCCATGGCTGCATACCTGAAGACACTTTCAGTTATTGCTAAAAACTGAATTTAATATTAAATCAAACGTAAACATTACACTTTAAGCAAATGTTCCAATCCGAGCAATTGCAGGAAAAGTGGGCACCTCTCCTCAATCATGAGGGACTTGATTCAATCCAAGATTCTCACAAGAGAGCTGTAACCGCTGTCCTGCTCGAAAACCAAGAAAAATTCCTGAGAGAGCAACAGTCTTTCTCTAACTCTGGATCTTTCCTCTCTGAGGCACCTGTAAACTCTGTCGGTGACGGTGGTTACACTTCCTCTGGAGACCAGACAGTTGCTGGTTTCGACCCAGTACTGATCTCCTTGATCCGTCGTTCTATGCCTAACCTGGTCGCTTATGACCTGGCTGGCGTACAACCAATGAACGGTCCTACTGGACTAATCTTCGCAATGCGTTCCCGCTACGAGACTCAGAACGGTCGCGAGACCTTCTTCGACGAAGTAGATACTGGATTCTCTGGTCAGTCTTCCGAGTTTGACCTCACCAATGGTAACACTGGTACTTCCGTTGGTATGGGTACAACTGCACAAGCAGGAACTAACCCAGGACTCCTTAACCCAACTGCTTCTGCTACAGAGTCTGACTACAGCGTTGGTCAGGGTATGCGTACCGATGATGCTGAGAACCTCGGCACAGGTAGCGACCACTTCAACCAGATGGCATTCTCGATCGAGAAGGTCACTGTGACTGCTAAGTCCAGAGCTCTGAAAGCTGAGTACTCCTTAGAACTCGCACAAGACCTCAAGGCGATCCACGGTCTGAACGCTGAAGCGGAACTCGCAAACATTCTCTCCTCTGAGATTCTTGCTGAGATCAACCGCGAAGTTATCAGAACCATCTATAAGACCGCTGAGCAAGGCGCAACCCAAAACGTTGCTACTGCTGGTGAGTTCGACCTCGACATCGATTCCAACGGACGTTGGAGCGTTGAGAAGTTCAAGGGTCTTCTGTTCCAGATCGAAAGAGATGCGAACCAGATCGCTCAAAGAACTCGTAGAGGAAAGGGCAACGTAATCATGTGCTCCGCTGACGTTGCATCCGCACTTGCAATGGCTGGTGTACTCGATTATACTCCTGCTCTTAACGCTAACCTTCAGGTTGACGATACCGGTAACACCTTCGCAGGTACACTGCTTGGTAAGTTCCGCGTATACATCGATCCTTACGCTGCAAACAACGCTGCTAACCAGTATTACGTTGTTGGTTATAAGGGTACTTCCCCTTATGACGCTGGACTCTTCTATTGTCCTTATGTTCCCCTCCAGATGGTTCGTGCCGTTGGAGAGAACACCTTCCAGCCTAAGATCGGCTTTAAGACTCGCTACGGTATGGTTGCTAACCCCTTCGCACAAGGAACCACAGTTGGCGCTGGTGCTCTTACCACCAACTCCAACCGCTACTATCGTCGCGTTTCCATCAAGAACCTCATGTGATCCAAAGGATTCACAAGGTTATACGAGAGGGTCTTCGGACCCTCTTTTTTTATCTAAATAATTAGAAAAAAGATGTCTGGTTTTTACGATACTCAAATAC